AGCATCTTCGACCAGCACAAGAACATCTACGCGCGCGGGCCGCACGGCATCACCGGCAAGTCGGGCTCGGGCGTCATCTCGTCCTTAACCGGCAACGGGCTGATGGAGGATTGGCCGAAGCCGCTGGCCGAGATCAGCGGCGGCTGGAAGGTAGGAATAAACACATACATCGAGGAGGCGCCGAAATCCTACCGGCGATACGACTACACGGTGCAGTACCGGCAGATGAACCCGTCGTCGGACGCCGACGCGGCCGAGGAGCACGCACTGTCGCCGGCCGAGGATGTCGCGTTTCAAAAGCGTTTCGGCTACGCCTACACATACTTTGACGGTTACACCGATTATCAGGTGGCGTTCCCGGTCGCCGCGCTGAAGCAGCGGACATATTTCGATTGGACGGCAGACCGGCCGCGCACCGAGATCGTGCGTTGCACGATGGTTGCCGACATCCAGCCGCTGCTGGTCGAGCCAGAGCTTGAGGAGAACACCGGCACTATCAACGTCTCGGCATCGGACACGATCACCGAGCCGACCGGCGGCGCGATGCCGGTGGGCGACGTGCGCCGGGCGAGCTATCTCAACACCGACCGCGGCACCTTGAGCATGCAATATCTGCTGCTGCTCGGGCGCACCGAGCTGCGGCGACGGGCGCGTGCGGTGGAGGTATCGGTGCGGGTGCCGTGGGCGCTGGGGATTGCGGCGACGCTGCGGCACAACGCGCACGTCGTGGACTACCGGCTGCCGGGCGGCGAAGCGGTCGGCAAGGTTATCGCCTATGAGTTCAGCGCCAGCGGCGAAGGCGAGTTCAGCGTCGGCCTGACCATCGGCTGCGCCATTGGGCACGGCGGCACGGTATCGGCTGCGGCGGGCACGCTCACCTATGTCGATGCGGGCTACGTCGCGGCCGGCTACCAGCAGGCGACGGGCGCCGAGATCATGCTGCCGACCGGCGATCTCGCCTATCAGACGCTGGATGATTTCGTCGTCAGCGACGACGGCACGAACCTGCTGGCGATGGATGAGTACAGCGCGGTTGATTCGCTCTCGCTCTCGGGCGGGCTCGATGACCAGACCGGCGTCGTCAGCCATGTCTCCGATCCGGTCGATGCGCTGCGCCAGATCCCGACCAGGGTGTGCGTGGATCTGCGCCCGGTGTCGGGCATGAATTTTGAGACCATTCTGACGCCCGCTGTCGTGCCGCTGCCGATCCCGCGGCTGATCGATCTGGAAGCGGCGGCGCCTGGCCGGATGGCTGCCTGATGCCCGGCGGGACCGCGCCATGGTGGCAATACAAGCGGTCGCTCGCGCTGCTGCCACCGTACAGCACGGCGCGCGACGTATTCCGCGGCTATCGCATGCCGAGGCCGCCGCCAGCGGAGGAAGGCGATACCCCGCCGGGGCGGATCTGCTGGGGCGCGGTGGGCGATCTGCCCTCGCCCGAGCCGTTGCCGGGCGTGAGTTTGGTCGTGAAGCCTAACGAGGAATGGAAAGAGTGGGGGCGTAAGAGCGAGCCGGTGCGGATCGAGAACCCCGACGACCCCGAGCAGTACATTATGGACAACCGGCCGAAGACCATCGATTTCAACAAGAAAGAGGGCGCGAAGTCGGCGCCGAACACCGCGGCGGAAGTGCCGCCCGGCATGGGCGGATACGAGAACACCGACAGCTTCACCGACAGCTTGGGCGAGAAGCGGACCAAAGTGCGCATGCACTATGTGACGCAGCAGGCGCCGACCACGACGCCCGTGCCGTCGTAATGTCCGACATATCCACCGAAGGCCCGCCCGCCAAACCCTACCGCGAGAACCCGCCGACGCATTTCAGGGAGGTGCACTGGAAGACCGGCACCACGACATGGCCGACGAAGCCGTTCTCGTATCTCCAAAGCGGCATGGCAAAACTCGCTGAGAGTTTCACCGGCACGGCGTCATTCTGGCTACGCACCAACGACGTGCGCTGGACGATCACCGGCACATACGAACCGCATTTTAATGTCGTGTATGTCCCTGGTCCGCGCTTCTATGCGACTTACGAGTATGAAGGTGCCGACCATAACACCTATTTGGGCAACGTGCCCGATTACGGATTCTATATCCGCATCGCGCGCACCGAGGAGCCATTCATCGCAATACCCGGCTCGCTCTATTGCACCCTGTTCTGCGAGCGCGCCATCGGCGACATCACCAGCCGCTTTAGCTTTGCAAGCGATGCCTCGATCAGCGGGCCCGCATCCGTGCCGGGCGACATCGTAGACCACAAGTGGGCACACTTTCTGTTTACATGGGATCTTAATGCCGCCGGCGGCGGCAGGGGCACGCTGACGGTAAACAAGGTTGCGCGCACCGTGTACTACAACCGCGCCTCTTATGATTACAACGAGGAGGCGGCAGAACCCGTGGACTTCATACCGCAGCCGGTGCCGTTGCGCGAGCCGGCGCGGTTCTTCGGAGCCGAAGGCATCTACACACTGCCGGGCGCAGTACCGACCATCGGCCCCGCAGTGCCGTTTCTCGACAATTGGTTCATCTCACTGGCGCATGTCTGGATCAGCACGACGCATGTGATCGACGACGTGAGCAAGTTTGTCAGCGAGGACGGCACGCCGGCCAAGCTGGGCAAGGACGGCGCTGTCGTGTTCATTGACCCGGCGACCGGGAAAGTAACCGATGAGCACAAGCCCGATTATTATTTCCGCGGCGGGCCAAAGGAGTTTGTCCAGAACTTCGCGACGGCGGGCGGGGCGGTAAGTCTCCTCGGCGAGCTGCCGATTGCACAATCCATCAACCCGAAGATCGGCGCCTAACGCGATGACAATAGTTTACCGCACCGATGGCGCGTGGGGCACAGGCAAGGGCGCCAACCTCGCGCCCGACGAAGTCGACGGCAATTTCTACGACATCACGACGCGGGTTGAGTTCATCGAAGACAACCCGGTCGAGCCGATCACGCCCATCGCGATAAATATCGAAGGCAGTGCCTTTACGATGGGGCTGTCGGACGGCTCGACGCTCGGCCCGATCATGATCACCTACCCGATGCCGACCTGGCGGGACCACTGGGCACCCGGCGTCAATTACAACGAGATGGACTTTTTCATCGCGCCCGATGGCGGCATGGGCGCGGTGATGATCGGACACACGTCGGGCGCCACCTTCGATTGGGGCGCGCTCGATCCGACGCTGGCGCTGCCGCTCTACCGGCAACTGATCGGCGGCTCGGGCACGACCAGCGGCATCGCCGATCTGGTTGACGTCGCGCTCGGCACACAAGCCGACAACGATATGCTGGTGTGGGACGCGCCAGCGAGCCTGTGGCGCAATGAAACGCCGGCCGCGGTTACGCTCAACCTGCCGGCTTTCAGCGGCTCCACGGGCTCGACGGCAGGCGCCAAGGGCGTCGTGCCGGCACCCGCGACCGGCGACAATGTAGCAGGAAAGTTTCTCTCGGCGGCGGGCGGCTGGGCGGTGCCGGCAGCGGGCGGCGGCGGCAGCACCAGCCTCGCCGGGCTGGCCGACGTAGCGATCTCGTCGCCGGTCGATCTGAGCCTGCTGCAATATCGCTCGTCGGACGGCAAGTGGCACAACGCCACGCTGGCGGCGCTCGGCTCGGGCACCGTCACAAGCGTGGACACGGGCAGCGGGCTGGCGGGCGGGCCGATCACCACGACCGGCATTCTCAGCCTGGCGCCGATCCCGACGCTGAACCTTCTTGCCAACACGACCGGCGGCGCTGGAGTGCCGGCAGGCGTAACGCTCTCGGTCTTGCTCGACGCCGCCATCGGCTCGGCTCGGGGCTCGGTATTGCGGCGCGGCGCCAGCGGCTGGAGCGTGCTGACGCCGGGCACGGCCGGGACTTATCTCAAGAGCGGCGGCTCGGGCGCTGACCTGTCGTGGGATGCGCCGGCCGGCTCGGGCACGGTTACGAGCATTGCCACGACCGGCGGCATAACCGGCGGGCCGATCACCGGCAGCGGCACGGTGAGCCTGGAGCAGATAGCGACCAGCCGGGTGCTCGCCAACATCAGCGGCGCAACGGCGGCACCGACCGCAATCAGCACGGCGCTGCTGCTCGACAATGCGCTCGGCACGACGCAGGGCTCGGTGCTCTACCGCAGCGCAACCGCCTGGGTGGCATTGCCTCCTGGCACTGCGGGGCAAGTGCTGGCAAGCGGCGGCGCGGCGGCCAATCCGTCATGGTCGGCGGGCGGCGCCGGCTCGGGCGATGTCGTCGGCCCAGCAAGCGCCGTCAGTGGCAACCTCGCGACCTTCTCAGGCACCAGCGGCAAGATAATCGCCGATGGCGGCGCATCGGTTGCGGACCTAAAGCGCGAGGCGATACAGGTGGCCGTCTCCGACGAGACGACGAACCTGACGACCGGCACCGCGAAGCTTACGTTTCGCATGCCGTTTGCCATGACCCTGACGGCGGTGCGCTCCAGCCTCTCGACGGTATCGTCGTCGGGGCTGGTCACGGTGGACATCAAGGAAAGCGGCACAACGATCCTCTCGACGGCGCTCTCCATCGACGCTAGCGAGAAGACCAGCGTGACGGCGGCAACCGCTGCGGTGATCTCGGATGCGTCGCTGGCCGACGACGCCGAGATGACAATCGACATCACCGCGGCGGGCACCGGGGCGCGAGGGTTGAAGGTGTCGTTGATCGGCACCCGATGAACCTGATCAACCCGTTCTGGTATGCCGCGGCGGGACCGACCGACCCTAACTTTGCCAACGTCGTCTTGCTCTGCCATTTCGACGGCACGAACGGCTCGACGACGTTCATCGATAGCTCCAGCGTTGCCCGCAGCGTGACGGCGACGGGCAGCATCAGCCTGACGACGGCGCAGCAGAAATTCGGCACCGCATCGCTCGACGCGGGCGCGGCCAACAGCTATGCCGGTGCTCCCTTTAGTACAGATTGGAACTTCGGCGCCGGGCAATTCACGGTCGAAGCGTGGATCAGGCCGACAGCGACGATCAGCGGCTTCCGTGGCGTGGTCGCGCAGTGGGGCGCGGCGCCGAATCAAGGCTGGTATCTCGGGTTCAACGCCACCACGGTCGCCTGGATATACAGCACTACTGGCACCGCCTTCACGCAACTTACCGCGACGTTCTCCCCAACCCTTAATGCCTGGATGCATCTTGCGGTCGACCGTGATGCCGGCGGCATTCTGCGCGTCTACACCGATGGCACGCAGCGGATATTAGCGTCGCCGCCAGCCATTTTTAATAGCACTCTCGGGCTGTACATCGGCAACGACGGGCTACTGACTCACAACTTTGTCGGACAGATAGACGAGGTGCGGATCACCAAGGGCGTGGCCCGGTATGGCGGTGCGTTTACGCCGCCGGCCGCGCCGTTCCCCGACGCGTGATCGATGCGCTGATTGCCGCGGCGTTGTCGATGGTGTTGCTCCACCGGGCCGATGGCGGCGTCGTCGCCGTCATGTCGTCGCATATCACCAGCATGCACGCTAAGGCGCCGCCCGTCGTGGCAAACAAACTGGTAACGCCCGACGCCCGCTGCGTGCTGTGGCTGGCCGATGGGAAAGTGCTCGCCGTGCTGGAGCCGTGCGAAACGGTGCGACGGCTGTTGGAAGATGCGAAATGATAGTGGCCCGGACCCGCTTCAATCCCGCGGCCTGTGGCTCGTCGTGCCGGTGGCGCTCGCGGCGCTGGCTGTGCTGATCGCGACGTGGTGGTGGAGATAGCCGATGATCACGTTCCTGATCTACCTGCTCGTCGTCGTTATCATCATGGCGCTCGGCTGGTACGTCATCACGCAGATCCCGCTGCCCGAGCCCATCAGCAATATCGTGCGCGTCGTGTTCGTCGTGGTCTGCGCGCTGATCATCATCCTGATGCTGCTCGGGCTCGTGGGGTATGTGCCGGCGCCGTATCCGCTGCGCTAGCGCGGGCTAGTTGCGGGCGCGGCCCCAACAGGCATCGTCACCGATGAGCCTGCCGGCAAGTCGGACAAGTTCGTCGGATGTTCGTGGGCCTCTGACCAAGTCTCCGATTTGCTGGCGCGCATCACCCGCACGGTTTTCGGCCCCGTTATCACGACGGTTTGGCTCAGCGCCACGCGGCCGTCGGCATCAACGGCATAAAGTGTCGTTTTGCCTGCTGTCTTTCCAAACACAAAAATCAAATCCTTGCTGCCCTGTTCGGGTACTTGAACATTCGCGATATCAGGGTTGGCGATAAACACGCTCGTCAATGGCCGCGGTGACTGAACCAGCGTCCCTGAGTTGATCGAAAGGACAACCGCCGGCCCGCTTGGGCGGATTTCGTCAGCCGCCAGCGCCGGGACGGCGAGCGCGACGAGCAGCGCGGCGCTTGTTAGAATGCGATAAGCCATGATCGAACCTCATACGTTCGGTTGCGGTTAGGCGCCGGGCGGGGAATTGCTGACCCGCTCGGCACCGCTCTAACTTGAGCAGCCGCGTCGCTGCCGGATTGATAATGCCGGCCAGAAAATTGATTTCGTGTTCACGCCCGCAGGCGGCGCCACCAGGGCCGGCGGGCCGGGCGCTGATCCGACAGCATCAACCTATCGAGCCGCGCCTCTGCGGCATCCAGCCGGCGGCGCAGGTCGGCGATGGTTTCAGCGCGCTCAACGGCGAGAGCCTTCCAGGGCGTTTCTGACCCGTTGCCATTCGTTGCCGGCAGCGTTGCCGCGGCAACAGGTGCGAAAACGCGGTGCAGCTCGGCCGGCTCGATCTGCCAGCCGCCGGCCTCGGTGCGGGTGGCTGAGATTAGGCCGCTCCTGATGGCTTTCAGGATCGTGGACTTGTTGACGCCGGCAGCGTTGCCGGCCTCGGCAAGGCTGTTGTAGCTCGTTGCGGACATGCGTTCCCCCGCGTTGCCGGTTCGGGGGAACCGCCGCCCTTGTGCGCGAGCAGCGACCGTGCGTCAAGTGTGGGGCGGGATGTGGGCCACGGCGCGGGCATGCCAGTTCCGCCGCGCATCCCCGCGGCACTGCGGCGGAAGCTGTATCCGCGCTACAGGTATTGCGCCGGCACCCGGCAGCCCGCCTCGCCCGGCCGCGCACCCCAACTCGATAGCCAGAATGGTTGGCGTCCTGGTTGCGGGTGCCGCCAGCCGAGCATCCGTCTCGGCCAATCTTCCTCATCCACACCGAAATTATCGCGCGAAGCCTCTTTATTCTTAGCTAGATATTCCTTTGGTTCGCGGCGTGGGACACCTGGCGCCCGCCCGTGGGACACCGCGCCGCGCGGCAGGAAACGGGCGTTGATCGTGTATTCGTAACCGCCGCCCGCTCGGCGTCGCGTGGCGAACGCAAAGGCGCGGGTGAGGATGGCAAGGTGCCGGCTGGCCGTGCTTTTCGAGATGCCGACGAGCCGGGCGAAGGTGCGCACCGACCACCAGCACACGCCATCGCGGCGCGCGATACTCACCATGCGGTGAGCGCTTGCGTGCAGGTAGCGCGGCATCGGCGCGTAGAGTTCAAAGATGTGCGGGACGTATTCAAGCATGGCAACCCCCTGGTTGCCCGCCGCGCGAAGCCTTCAGGCGCACCTCGCCTGTGACCCAAGAAGGGGCTTGAAAAGCCGGCCGAAGTGGGGGAGTATCTGGTTGTCAGCTAGATACCTTTGCTTCGGCACAGGAAAGCAGCCCGCCTCCTCACGGCGGGTTGTTTTATTTCATCGTCTCAATCCCTTGTGACATCGGACGCTTGTGCTCCCGCATGTTGCGGCGCGCAAGCGGGAAATTATCATTCGCCGGCCGGACGTGGCGGAACAGCTCGGCGACAACCTGGCCGATCAAGCGATACATCACGACGATCACGGCGCGTTATCCCTTGCGCCGGAACAGCCCCTCGGCCGCGTCCAGCTTGTCGGCCTGCTGCTCCAACCGGGCCGCAGCCTCGCGCAGCATGCGGTTATCCCCGTGCCCGCCCGATGTCGGCACGCTGGCCGCGCGCCGCATCAGCGCCGCCTGATTGCGCAGCCGCTGCGCTTTGCTGAGGCGAATCTGTCCGTCAGGCATCCCATCCCCTCCCCTAGATCGTGAGCCACGCCACCGCCACGAATGCGGCGACGCCGAGCGCGCAGAACAGCAGGGCCAGCGCATCAGCGAGCAGGTCGCGAATCACTCCAGCCTCCCCTGTGCAGCAAGCGACCTAGAAGAAAGTCTACGTCTGCAATCGAAATAAATCTAGGGTGGTGTTCTAGCGCAATTTAACATGGCGCAACGGCGGAATGCGCGGTTCCCTGCCCGCCCATGGCGTGTCACCATTAACCTTAATTGCGATGAACAGGAGGGGGCTCGATGCTATGCGGCAGCGAGCAGATGTCGGGGCGAATCATTCAGAAATCCGCCCAATCGACCAAGCTCCCGTAAAGCTCGGCGAGGAGTTCCCCGGCCGCTTTATGCTATGGGATCGGGCGCATCCGCTGGGGGTTGTGGGCCGGTGGAACGGCGTCGGCTGGTTCGACTTCGACGGGGAGAGGCTGGCTCCTCTCCACTGGTGGCTGATTCCTCCGCTGGCCGATTTATCGCCCGCCTAGGCCCTGCCTTCCGCTCTTTGCGGTCGTTTATGATGTCCAGCAGTGTCAACATCAGCTCGTCAGCAGCTAGCGATGCCTCATCGATTTCGCTGCTGTGGCTGTCGGGATGTAACGCGCAGAATAAGTGCGCGGCGAGATTGGCAACCAATCCAACTCGCGCCAGATGCCTGCGGGATTGCTCCAGCCCCAGAAGCCAGGCCACCGATACGCCGGCCGTATTGGCGAGCTTTATGACGGTGGCAATGTTGCGCCCGCCATTTTCAACAAGCCCGTGCTTCAGCGGGTCGTGAGCCAGGCCCGCCCGCCGGCATAATTCAGACAACGTCCAGCCGCGGCGAGCCGCCGCGATGGTGCAGCGCTCGATAAACCGCGCGTCATCCCATCCCTGACTAACAATCATGCGCGCAACCATGCGCCAAGCCACTGAGCTTGTATAACGAAAATTTTCTAGAGCCGCAGCCCCTTGCGTGGCTAGAGATTTCTCTAGTCTAATTTAGGTTAATGACCTCCTCCGAGATCCTGCTGCTCGCCCGCACCTACGCCGAATCGGCAGGCATAGCGCTGTCGTCAGTGTCCGTGCGGGCAACCGGAGGCCGCAACGACAAGCTGTTTGACCGCCTGGCCGCAGGACACGGCGCCAACATCCTTTCGATAGAGCGGGCCGCGCACTGGTTCTGCCAGCACTGGCCCGATGATGTGCCGTGGCCCGAATCGGTGCCGCGGCGGAAGTGTGCCGCATGACCGGCCGCCTCCCCGCCTGCGAAGACGTCGCCGCCATCGCCGAGCGCCTGCGCGAGATCCAGACCGAGCGCATGGCCCGGATCGCCGGCTGCCCCTGCGAGCAGCACGACATGAGCGGCAATCTCCTGCACGCGCCGGGCTGCCCGCTGCGACCGCCGCCGCAGGCAGCGCTGGCGCTCGCCGTCGCGATGGAGCGGCTGCGGGCGCGGCACAAGCGCCGGCCGATGACCGCCGACGAGATCTACGCCGAGGGCGTCGCCGCGAAATACGCGCGGCATCGGGTGCTGACGTGATCATCGCCGGCTGCGATCCCGGAGCCGATGGCGCAGTGGCGTTTCTCGATGCGGAAACCTGCCGGGTCATAGCGATTGTAGAAATGCCCATGTCGGCCGGCGAGCTGCGTGTCCGCGAACTCGCCATGGATTTGCTGGCCGCCCTCGACGAGCGCCGCTGCGGGTGCCTGTGGGTTGAGAGGCAGGCACCTTTTGCCGGCGGCACCCGCCGCATCGGCGCCAGCAGCGCCTTCGCCCTCGGCCAGCGCTACATGGCCGTGAAGGCAATCGCCGCCTGCCACGGCTGGCCGGTCGAGATCGTGTCGGCCGCGCGGTGGAAGCAGCATTACCGCATCGCGGCAACGAAATCGCTCGCGCTGCACTGCGCCGGGCAGCTCATGCCGGAGGATGCCGGCTGGTGGACCGCACGCCGCGGCCACTGCACCCGTGCCAGAGCGATCGGCCGCGCTGAGGCGGCATTGATCGGCCTCTATGGCATCCGCCTGATCAACGCGGGCGCCGCCACGCTCGCTGCCGCCGCAGCGGAGGCCGCGGCATGAGCGAATGGGTTGCGGGATATCGCGCGGCGCTGGCCGATGTCGGCCGCCTGTGGCCGGGCCGCAGCACCGCCGCCCTCGCCGCGCTACTCGTCGACCTAGACGCTGACGCGCTGGTCATCGAGCGCGAGCAGGACAACCGCATCAGGCGCCGCCGCCTCGCCGCGGTGCGCGAGGCCACGCTGCCGTTCGATGAGCCGCCGCCATGAGCGCCGAGCGCGACCTCGCCGAGGCGATCCACCACGAGATCGTATCGCCCGAGAGTGTGGCGCGCGCGCTCTCTCTCTGGCAGCACCGAAAGATCGGGCCGACCGACCTCGCAGATATGTGGGAGGTGCTCGCCCGCACCAGCAGCGCCGCAATCGAGGCGGTGCTCGCCCGACGGCAGAGCGAGGCCGCCCGCACCGGGCCGTGGGACGAGCCATGAGCGAGCCGCCCGACCTCGATGAACGGTTCGCCAATGCCATCCTCAATTTATGCGCCGGCAAATCGTTCCCCCAACGCATGCAGTTGATCGCCTGGATTCTCGACGCCTTCGGCAAGCTCGAAGCGGCCGGCGATAACCCACGAGCAGCACGCGTGCTGTTCGATGCGTCGCTCGCAATCGAGAGGCTGGGCGAGCCATGAGCGGCCCCGGCGTGCTCGCCACGATGATTCTGGCCGCCATGCTGCTCGCCGCCGCCATGCTGCACTGGGCGTCATGAGCGAGCCGGCGCGCGACCCGTTCGAAATGATTATTCAAGAGTTCGACTCGCCCGATGCGATCAAGAACGCGCGCCTTACCTGGGACAGCTTCCCAAATTATGAGCCCGACCAACGCTGGGGAGTAACGCTGTGGAGCGTCGCTGTCTTCACACTCGGCGAAGCGCTGAGAAAGCATAACCTAAACATTGTTCGCCGCCCGGCGCGGAAGGCCGAGCCATGAGCGAGCCGGCGCGCGAAGCGCCAAAGCGGCGCACCCGGAATACCCGCCCCTCCGCTTATGTCAGCGCGTGGATACCGTGGCAGTTACGGGCCAAGCTCGCATACGCCGCAGAGGCCGCCGGCCGCACGCTCAGCGCTGAAATCACGGAGCGGCTGGAGCACAGCTTCCGGCCTGGCGAGGACGAGCCATGAGCGAGCCGGCACGCGAGGTGCGGCAGATCGAGTCCACCGGGGCGTGGCTCGACTGGCGCCGCGAAGACCTCACCGCATCCCGCATTCCAGCGCTCTGGAACCTCCACCCATATCTGTCGCGCGAGCAACTCGCCGACATCATGCGGGCCACAACATCAGCCGGAAGCGGCTCGCCGCCGGATAACAGCGCCATGCGCCGCGGGCGCATCTTCGAGGCCGCTGTCGCCGCCGCTATCGCGGAGGAGCGGCCGGAATGGACGCTGACCAAGGCCAGCACCTACCACCGCATCCCGGCACTCCGCATTGGATGCACCCCCGACTATTTCGCCACCAGCACGAATCCCCGCGAGCCTGGCCGCGGCATCATCCAGATAAAGACCGCCGCGCCGCGCGTCTGGGAGAAATGGCAAGGCCGGCCGCCATTGGCCTACACGATCCAAACGCTCGACGAGGCGATGGTCTGCGACTGCGCATGGGCATGGCTCGTCATCATGGTGATGAGCGACTCCTACCCGGTACACTACTTCAGCGTCCCGCGCCATGCCGAGGCCGAGGCGCGCATCCTCACCGCGGCGGCCGACTGGTGGCGGCAGTTTGATTCAGGCGCGCTGCCGGGCACCGCAGCCGGCGCCGCCGAGCTTGAGGCGGCCTTTGACGACGGCAGTCACATCGATCTGAGCGAGGATAACTTCCTCTGCTCCATGCTGCCCGAGCGGGCGCGTATAAAAACTGTAATTTCCGACGCCGAAAAGCAGATCGCCGAGATCGACGCCGCGCTGAAGACCGCGATGGGTAGCGCCGCCACCGCTTGGCTCCCCGGCTACAACATCAGCTTTAAGACCCAGCACCGCCGCGAAACGGTGATCGCTGCGCGCGACATCCGCGTCCTGCGCGTCCGTGCCGTCAGCGATGACGGCGGCGAGGAGAGCGCGGCGTGAGCCGGGATTTCTTACAGGGCAGTCGACGCTGATGTCGACGATAGGGAGGCATGCATGAAGGCATATCTGGCATTGTTGGCGGGCGCGTCGGCGCTCGCCTTGGCGAATCCGGCTCACGCTGTGCTGCAGTTCTCCGCCGATATCGGCGGCACTCTGATCCAGTGCGTCGATCAGACTGCGTGCGACAGCAACCTCGCGATCGGCACGATCACGACGGTCGTGCCCACAGTGGTACCCAACGGCGGTGGGACTGTAACGTTTCTGGGATCGGCGCAGACCCAGACGGTGGGCAGCAACAACACGTTGACGACGACCAGTTTCCAAATCGAGAACACTGGTCCTGCAATCGACGTGACTATCGCGGTGGGAGGCACCGACTTCGTCGGTCCAGTCACTTCCATCTCTAATAGCGGCAGCGGCACATGGACCAATGCCGGTGGTTCTACGATCACGCTGCAGTTCTACGCCGACACTGCCAACGGCCAGGGTGGCGAGAGCCCGACCGACACTCCGGGCACTCAGCTCGCCAATAGCGGCGTGCTAAACGCTGTCGGGCCAGCCGACTCGATCAACTACAACTCTGGTCTGGTGCCATTTGCCGATGCCAACGCGTACAGTATGACGCTGTTCACCACCGGCACGATCATCGCCGGCAGCACGGCGACGCCATCGCAACTCACCGGCCGCAGCCAGACCATGGTGGCGGTCAACGAGGTGCCGGAGCCGGCCAGTCTGTTGATCCTCGGCGGATCGCTGCTCAGCATGGGGTGGTTCCTGTGGCGGCGGCGCGAAGCGGGAGAGGCTGCTGCCTAGCTCGGCGAAATCGAGACAAAGGAGCTTTCCAATGCCGCAGAATGAAGTGGTGACACTGCCGCGCCAGAACGTCTCCATGCACCGCATGGAGGACATCGAAAAGCTCGCTGAGGCGGTCGCCAAATCCCGCATGTTCGGCATCACGACAAAAGAGCAAGCCCTTGTGCTGATGGCGATATCTCAGGCCGAAGGCCGCCACCCAGCCGAAGCCGCGCGCGACTACAACATCATCCAGGGGAAGCCCGCCAAGACATCCGAGGCGATGATGCGGGACTTTATCCATGCCGGCGGCCGGGTCGAGTGGCACGCGCTGTCGGACGACGTGGCCGACGCTACCTTCACCCACCCGCAAGGCGGCACCATTCGCATCATCTGGGACACCGCACGCGCTGCCAAAGCCGGCCTCGCCAGCAAAGACATGTGGCGAAAATTCCCCCGCCAGATGATGCGCAGCCGTTGCGTGTCGGAAGGCGTCCGCACCGTCTGCCCGATGGCGACCAGCGGCATGTATGTGCCTGAGGAGGTCCGCGACATGCCGGCAATGGCACTGCCTGAGGTACCCAATGACACCACCGCCGACCTCGACCAGTTCGCCGCCGTCACAGGTGAAGCAGAGCCCATTCCCACGCGCGACATCCTCGCCGAAGCGCGCGAGCAGGCAGAGTGGGGCCGCGACGCATTCGAGACGTTCTGGAAGTCGCTTTCTCGCTCCGAGCGGGCATCCATTGTGGAGCATATGGGCGAGTTTCGGCGCATCGCGCTGCGTGCCGACAGCCCGCTCGACCTACCGCCACTGGACGAACCAGAACAGCGCCAGGATGAGACCGCCATGCCTCAGCCTGACGCTGGGCCGGCGCCGGGTCCATTCCCCTCCGACGCCGGCCAAACCTTTGCAGAAGGCGATGTTTTCAACCAACTCGACCACGAAGCCAAAGCTGCCACAAAGGAGGGCGTCGTTGCGTTCCGCGCCTGGTGGAAGACCGTGCCGCGCGCTGACAAAGATCTCATCCGGCACTTCCAGCCCGACTACGAGCAGCTCGCCCGCGACGCCGACGCGCAGCGGGGGTTGGCGCTGTGATCTGCTATGCCTCCCGCACCGGCACCAAGCGCAATCTGGCAGCACTGCGCGCCGCCGGATGGCGCTTGATGATTTCCCGCGCCGGTGTCTGGCGAACGGAAGGCTTCCGCTATGCCCTCGATAATGGCGCCTGGACCGATTTCCGTACTGGCCGAAACTTTGACGACGACGGCTTTCGGTCCCTCGTCGATCGCCTGGGTGGGGCGGCAGACTTCATCATCGCGCCCGATATCGTCGCTGGCGGGCAGCGATCACTCCGGTTGTCCCTGGTCTGGCTCGCGCCCCTGCTCGTCAGGACGAAACTGGTTCTGGTCGCGGTTCAAGATGGGATGGGACCGGCGGCTCTGGTCGATGTTGTGGTGCCTGGGCATGTCGGGATTTTTCTAGGCGGCAGCACCGATTGGAAGCTCGCCACCATGCGCTCGTGGGGCGAGTTTGCCGCCGAGCGCAATGTCTATTTCCATGTCGGACGGGTTAACACCGCACGCCGCTTCCGGTTGGCTCAACAAGCCGGCGCCGACAGCGTCGATGGCAGCGGCGCCAGTCGCTACAGCAAAGAGCTTCCTATGCTCGATTTTGCTGCTCGCCAACCGGATATGTTTCCGCCGCGCCCGTGGAACGGCTACGCGCCGCCAACCAATCGCGACGAGCAATACGAATGGGCCGGTATCCCCGAGCCGGAAATTGCCCGTGAGGCGCCGCGGTTGCGGGCGTGGGCGCCGTTCACTGCGCCAGTGTCACCGCCATGACATGGGCCGAAGCGCTGCGCCACGCCGACCAGCAGATCGCGCAGTGGAAGCGCGACGGCATCGGCCCGGCGGACGCGCTACTGGCACTGCACAACGAGGTGCCGGGGCGCTGGCAGATCGTGCGCCAGCAACTGGCGGCGTGGGTCATGCTGTACCGTGACAGATGGGAGGATTGAGATGGCGCGCATCCGTTCGGTACATCCGGGCCTGGCGACCGATGCGCGATTTGTCGTGCTCTCCGATGCCGCCCAGATTTTCTATGTGCTGCTCCTGACCGTGGCTGACGATGCTGGCGTATTCCGCTGGGAGCCGCTCGAATTGCGCATGCAGTTGCGTCCTGCATCCCAGGCGCCGGTCGAGCCGCTGCTCGATGAGCTTGCGGCCGGCAACTTCCTGCGCCGCTTCGAAGCCGGCGGACACGCCTATGGTGCGGTGCGGAACTTCCGCCGCTATCAGTCGCCGAAAATGCCGACGCGGCGTCATCCGTTGCCGGAAAACCTGTTTCCGTATGTTGGCCTCGAACCCGGCACGTTAACGCTGGTGCCCAAAAACCGGAAAAAAAAGGCTAAGCAAAAACAGGCCGTTGACGACCGACTTCCCCAGCCTTTCGGAAGCGATGGGGAAGCGATGGGGAACCCCTTTCCCACGGAAAGGGATATGGAAAGGGAAAGGGATAAGGAAAAGGATAAGGAAAAAACAGAGAGAGAGCCTCGGGGAACCGTCTCCGCGCGCGCGCGCGAGGCCGAGCCCCCGGCAGCGCCCCCAAGGCCCTCTCCCAAGATTTTGAAAAAGGTTCAGGAAGGGCAAGCGGAGCCGGCGCAATCGCCGAACGAAATCCCCGAAGGCTGGCTCGCCGAAGCCGAGGCGGCCCGCGACGAGGCCGATCTGCCGCCCGTCAACCTGACGCTCGAATGGCTGAAATTCGCCACCCGCGCCGATGGCCCCGTCGAATTGCGCCGTTGGGTCGAGTGGAGCTTGCGAGCGTGGGTCAGCCGCGAACCGCAGCATCGCGCCAACGGCAACGGTGGCTTCGGGCCGGCCGCCGACGACATGCCAGAAGTGCCGTGGGCCGCCCGCATGCGGCAGTGGCAGCGCAGTGGCTGGTGGCACCCAAACTTCGGACCCAAACCAGGCGAAACCGGCTGCTTCGTGCCGCCCCAGTTTCTCGCGGAGGCCGCCGAATGACCCAGCCCCGACGTGACGAGTGGTCACCGGAAGCCCTCGACCTCTTCGCCGCGTATGCCCCGCACCGCGAGCCGCACCGCCCGCTCGAATGCAATCTTGCCAGCGCCTGCTGGGTGCGCGACGGCCCGCCGAGCATCACCCGCCGCGGCCCGGCAAGCCACTGCGCCGGATGCGGCGGCCGACCGCGGGCGGTACTCGATCGCCGCCGAACCCGAGGAGGTGCCAATGGACCGCTATGACGCCTGGCAGAGCAACCCGCTGCTGCACGAGATCCGGCGCGCCGCCGGCCTCGACCCGGACGGCCCGCGCCTGGTGCCGATGCAGGCGCCGCTATCGCGCGAGCAAACCCGGCGAGCGCTGCGCCGCGTAGCCAAGGCCGCCACCCGTGACGCCATGCTGTGCCGGGCGCTGCGGTTCACATGAGCGACGGCCCGCTTCCCGAGCGCCACCAGCACGACCGGGTGACGCGCGATGCGACAACCGTCGCCGACACGCTCGGTGCCATCGGGCTGCCATTCCGCGTCGAGGGGCTGCTCGGCCGGCTCGAGCGACACGGCGACATCACCGCCGGCCAACGTCATGCCGGCGAGGAATTCGGCCGCCTGTTCGCGCTGGCGCATCTCGACCCGATCCGCGCCGCCGACCTGCTGCGTGGCGAGCGCGGCGGCGCGGCATCGACGGGGCACGGTTCGGAGCGAGCAAGACGCCGCATCTCCGCTGCCCTCGCCGCACTAGGCGGACACGGCAGCCCGTGCGGCAGTGCGGCGTGGTTCATTTTGGGGTGCGAACTCAGCATGCGCGAGTGGGCCATGCGTGAAGGATGGGGCGGGCGCCCGCTACGGCCGGAAGTGGCGAAAGGCACTTTGCTCGGCGCGCTTGGTGTTTTGGCAAAACACTTCGGAGTGTGAGGGAGTGGAAACAATCTCTCGGGCAGAAGCGAAACGTATCGGAGAAACATATTATTTCACCGGAGAGCCGTGTTGCTATGGGCACATAGCCGAGCGCACGGTTCATAACTTTACCTGCGTTGAATGCAAAAATGCGAAGGCACGCGGCGAAACGCTAACATTGCAACAGCCGCTACCGGCGTGCTGCATTTGCGGGGCACAGGTACGAGCGGCCGGACACGCGACGTGCTCGACAGAATGCAAACAACTCTGGGACGAAGTCAAAAAGCGAGCAAAGTATGAGTTGACGCACCGGAAGCTATGTCATGGCTGCGGCGCGCAGCATGACCGCTTTCACAAGTGGTTCTGCTCCGACGAGTGTCATAAGCATTGGCTGCAAGCTAAGCTCAATGTGACATTACAACCATTCACGCAAATACCATGTGCCATTTGCGGCACCATTTTCTATGCAAGGCCCGGAACGAAAGTGTGCTCGCACGAATGCAGGAAGAAGTGGAAGACGCAGCAGCGGCAGATACTCATGCGCAGGCAAGTCGAAAGCGGGTATATCGCGGAGTACAACCGCAAGCTCCGCGCGAAAGTTGCGGCCGCTGTTGCAGTAGCACGGGAACTGGACATCACGCCAAAGCCAACACCGCCAAAGCACCCGCCGCGCCCGAAGCCGGAACCATCAGTAAGCGACGAACGCTGGCTATTCGACTACATGCAAATGTGCAAGCGGCCAACACACGCCGGGAAGTGTATTGTTTGCGAAACTCGGTTGCGATACGTGCGGCTGCGCGGGCCAATACCAACGAAATTCTGCTCCTACCGATGCCGTATCACATTCAACGTTCTGAAAGCGCGATACGCCGCCGGGCCGAAGCATTGCCCGCATTGCGACGCGCTGTGGTGGCGAACCAATAAACATCTGGCCTATTGCTCGACGGCATGCGCCGTCGCCGCCGAACAACACCGAGTGCGTGGACACAATATGGCGCGGGCACAACGACCGGAAGTTAAACAACTCAAACGGAGGCGCGAACGAGAGAAATATGCAGTGATGCTTGCATTCCAACAAATGGGACTGCTCCAACAGGAGAAACAACAATGACGTTTATCGACACCGGAGTTCGCGGCGCAACCGGGCAATCGTGGCGCGGCGCCAATCCCCGCGACTTGTTGAGGCGGGTAATAGACGACAACCCCGGCTCTGATAGGGTTTCGCTGTTCCGGTTGTTTGTCGATAAGCTGAAAGAAGAAGACGACGGCGACCATATGGAAACCATCATCGAGTATTGGTTTGCCAACAACTACCACAGCCTCATTGCCGCCCGCAGCGGTGCCGCCGCCAACCAATCGGGCCGAGCCGCCGCCACAGCCGAGCGCGACCGCTGGGTTGCCGGCACGACCGAGAAGCTCCGCGAGCGCATCGCCGAGGAAGCCTCCATCGTGCTGCTCGACATGCTGATGCCGAACGGCAAGCACCTCGCCGAATGCACCGGGGAGGAGTGCGCCGCCCTCGCCAGCCAGCTCGGCAACTGGCTGCGCAAGGTGGCGCGCCGCGTCAAACCCGAGGAAACCGTTGGCGCCACGCTCACCGAAGCCGACCTGCGCAAGCTGTACGACCGCAAAGCCGCTTGACAAGTCGGACGATATAGGAAACATGGCGTTAGGTGTGCGAGTTGTCACTCTGCGCACCTGACCCCACAACCCCATGGGCAACCATGCCTTCGCTCTACACCTCGCCGGCTTGGAAAGCCGCGCGCAAGGCGGCGTTGATCCGCGCCGGATACCGTTGCCAGATCTGCGGCGTCAGCGTTCGCAAACCCGGAGCATCCCGCGTTGACCACATCCAATCGGCCCGCACCCGACCCGACCTCGCACTAACTCCAACTAACCTGCGGGTGTTGTGTGTGCTGCACGACAACCAGGCGCATCGCGAGAAACGCAGCAAAAACAAAACACGCGACGCTAGATTTAGTGGATGCGATGTTAATGGGTTCCCGCTGGACCCGGAACACCACTGGCGAACCGTGATAAGTCCAAACCCGCCGGAAAGCAAGAAAGCGCCACCGAACCGTTACCTCGGCGCTAGTCCTATTATTACTTCCATCCCCCCCCTCTCTCAATGAACCAATCCGGCCGCAAGTCATCAATCGCATTGGTGACACCCCGGCCTCTCAATGTCATCGAGCGACCCCGACCTCCGCGTGACTTGAGCGATGAGGAGCTTGAGGTATGGCACAGCATTGTTGGGCAGGAGCTAGCTGATTGGTTCACCAATGCGACGCTACCCTTGCTGTCACAGTATTGTCGGCATGTCATACATGCTAAGCGTGTAGCTGAACTGATCGAGCACACGATTAGCACATCCGACACCATGCCCTGGATGGAGGAGTATGATAGCCTGCTAAAGATACAAGAGCGTGAGACAAGGGCTATGGTGCTGCTTGCTACAACCATGAGGTTGTCGCAGCAATCGAGCAGACATGACAAATCCCGCAAGACAGAAACGCTCAACAAACGCTTACCGCACACCATCACGGGCTGATCGTGCGATAGCGTGGATCGAGACATGCTGCCGGGTGCCGAGCGGGCGCGCGGATATGGTGGGGCGGCATGTTGTATTAAGGGAATGGCAGCGCGACGCTATACGGGCGATATACGACAATCCGTATGGTACACGCCGAGCCATAATAAGCTTTGGCAGAAAGAACGGTAAAACAGCACTGTCTGCTTTTCTGACACTACTTCACCTCTGCGGCCCGGAAGCTAAAGCAAATTCGCGTATGTACAGCGCTGCGCAATCGCGGGATCAAGCGGGGCTGTTGTTCGATTTGGCGTCGCAGTGTGTCCGGCTATCGCCCGACCTGAACGATTCTGTAGTAATCAGGCAAACCGCGAAGGAAATAGCTTATCCTGAGCTTGGCACGTTCTACAAAGCGCTGTCAGCCGAAGCGACAACCGCATTCGGGCTTAACCCATGTTTGATAATTCACGATGAACTCGGACAGGTGCGCGGGCCGCGCAGCACATTGTATGAAGCGCTTGAGACAGCAACCGGCGCGCAGGACGACCCGCTGAGTATTGTTATTAGCACGCAGGCACCTACGGATGCGGACTTGCTGAGCGTGCTGATCGATGACGCAAAGGCCGGGCACGATCCGCGGGTAATCGTGCGGTTGTACACGGCGCCTGAAACGCTGGACCCGTTCAGCGAGGAAGCAATCAAGCTGGCCAACCCGGCATTCGGGGATTTCCTGAATGCGACGGAAGTTCTGGCGATGGCGGAAGATGCCCGCCGCATGCCGAGCCGGGAAGGCGAATTCAGAAACCTCGTCTTGAACCAGCGGGTGGATACAAATAATCCATTCGTATCTGCAAGCGTGTGGAGTAACTGCGGTGCGCCGCCGAAGCCGATTGACGGCGTTCCGGTATATGCCGGGCTGGACCTGTCGAGCGTGGCGGACCTGACGGCGCTGGTGCTGATCGGCGAGGTGGATGGTGCGTGGCAGGTGCACCCGACATTCTGGCTGCCGGGTGTGGGGCTGAGCACGAAGGCAAGGGCGGATCGGGTGCCGTATGACCAGTGGCACAAAGAGGGGTATCTACAAACCGCGCCGGGCAAGAGTGTGGAATATGAGTTTGTGGCTGAATACCTGCGCGATGTGTTTCAGCGGTACGATGTGCGCAAGCTCGGCTTCGATCGGTGGAACTGGAAGCACTTGAAGCCGTGGCTGACGCGGGCCGGGTTCAGCGACGACATCCTCGAAAGCCGGTTCGTGGAGTTCGGCCAAGGTGTCGCATCCATGTCGCCGGCACTGCGCGAGCTTGAGAGTGATTTGCTGAACCGGAAGATTGCGCACGGCATGCACCCAGTGCTGAGCATGTGTGCGGCAGGTGCGGTCGTGTGGAGCGATGCGGCGGGCAATCGGAAGCTGCACAAGGCGCTGTCGAGCAGCCGCATTGACGGGATGGTGGCGTTGCAGATGGCGCGTGGTGTGGTGCCGGAAGCCGACGCCGAGATCGACATCATGGGAATGGTGGCTTGATCAACCAGGCGAGAAGCGAAGTTGTGCCATCCGAGTTCTGGCGCTTGCGTCAGGACAAGCTCGCCGAGGTGTTGGCGAGCCATACGCTTGACGCCGATCTGTGCGCCCGCCTTTGGCTATTTTGCGACCGCGACGACGATCCCCCGGAGATCATGGATGTCTTGGTGATCACCCGATGGGAAGAGCACCCGGATTTGCCGGAACTACTGGTCGGCGAGCGTCTATAGCCGGCACCAGAGCGCGCCTGACGCGCTGAAGCCTGCCGGCGGCTGAGCTAGCCGGCAACCCGACAACACCGCATCCAGCGGCCACGGCATCGGCCCGGCCGCAAGGACACCATGCATGCTTAAACGGACCAGGGCCGGCAGCAAGGTAGCCGGGGCGCTCTCCTATGTGCTCTCGGACGCCACGGCTGACCGTTATGGCGACATCATCGAGCCGGGCGGGTGGCTGCTCGATAACTTCCGCAGCAATCCGATAGCGCTGTTCAACCACAGCCCGAACCAGCCGATTGGCCGCTGGCGCAACATCCGCGTCGAGGACGAGCGGCTGGTGGCGGATTTCGAGCCGGCGGCGAAGGGCACCAGCCAGCGCACCGACGAGATCGTCTCGCTCATCGAGCAGGACATCCTGCGGGCGACGAGCGTCGGATTTCTCGGCGTCGAGTCGGAGCCGATCGACCCGAAGCGGCCGAGCGCCGGCAAGCGCTACACCCGGCAAGAGCTGCTCGAAACCAGCATCGTGTCCATACCCGCCAACCCGGCGGCACTGCAACTCGCGAGATCCCTCGGGATCTCGGACGACACCCTAACCCTTGCCTTCGGCACGCCTGCCGCAACCGGGCGAGGGACGGTGACACCCGGCACGCCTGCCGCACCGAGGCCCCAATCGAGGGCAACCCACATGGATAATCAACCGACCATCAGTCAGCAGATCGAGGACCGGCAGAGCCGGCTTAACGCCGCAAGAGACAAGCTTTTTGAGATTACCCACGATCCCGAACACGATCTTGATGTGGCGACCGGTCTCAACGCCGAGATTGCGGAGCAGGAGCGGCGTCTGGTGTCGCTGCGCGCCACCGAGCAGTCGCTGGCATTGCGCGCGGTGCGGCAAGAGATTCTGCCGCCGGTATCGGCGCCGCATATCAACCGCCGGCCGCTCGGATTGCCGAGTAAAGAGCGCTCTCCCGGCGACCTCTATGCCAACCACTGCGTGGCGCGGTTTGTGGCCTTTTGCAAAGGCATGCCGGTCGAGCAGGTGCTGGCCGAGCGTTATCCCGACGACGAGCACACTGCGGTTGTCACTCGCGCGGCGATAGCGGGAGCGACCACGACGACGGCCGGATGGGCCTTGGAGCTGGTGCAGGTTGGGCAGGCCGAGTTCGTCAACAGCCTGATGCCCAATCAGGTGTTCCCGAAACTCGCGGCGATGGGCACGTCGCTGACCTTCGGGCCGAACTCCGGGGCAATCAAAATCCCGAGCCGGGCGGCCACACCGAGCATCGGTGGATCGTTCGTGGCGGAGGCGGCGCCGATCCCGGTGCGGCGTCTCGGCACGACCAGCATAACGCTCTACCCGCACAAGGTCGGCGGCATCAGCGTCTTTTCGCGGGAGATCGCTGCCTACAGCAACCCCGACATCGAGTCGCTGATCCGCAGCGCCATCGTCGACGACACGCAGATCAACATCGATGCGCTGTTGCTCGATGCGGTGGCGGTATCGACCACCCGGCCGGCGGGGCTGACGAACGGCGTGTCCACGCTGACGGCGACTGCGGGCGGCGGCTATGCGGCGTTCCTCGGTGATCTGAACAAATTGACCGCACCGTTCTATGCGGCGAATGCCGGCCGCAACCTGGCGCTGCTGATGAACCCGGCGCAGCGCAACCAGTTGATGTTCGCACCGGGGCCGGCAGGGGCGCCATTCGGCTGGAGCACGCAGTTCACCGACATGTTCAGCGTGATCGCCAGCACCTCGGTGACGGCGGGTGCGGTGTACATGATCGATGCCGCTGACTTTGTGAGCGTGACCGGGGCGCCCGAGTTCGACGTGTCGGAGGTGGCGACAATCCACATGGAGGACACCACGCCGTTGAATATTGCGAGTGGCGCGCAGGGCTCGGGCGTTCTGGCGACACCGACGCAAAGCATGTTTCAGACCGCGCAAATCGCCATTCGGATGCTGGCGAATGTGAATTGGGCGATGCGGCGCACCGGCATGGTGCAGTTCATCGGCAGCGGCGTGAACTGGGGCTGATGAGCGTTTGCGAGAGGCGGGGTTTCGACCCCGCTTTTCTCGGAGGAACACATGGAAAGTAATCAGCCGGAACGCCCGGTGACGCGGCAACCGCGCGCGGAGGCGACCAAGGAGGAACCGATGGCAACGACGACGACGACAACCACTCCCGCAACACCGGAGGATCGGCTAAAGGCGGAGAAAGACGCCAAGGAGCAGACCGACAAGGAGATTGCCGAGCGGCTGACCACGCCGCCGCCGCAACCGACGCCGACGCAGGCTGAGGCCGACGCCATCAAGTCGGGCGAGGCGCCGCCGCCGGAAGCGCGGCAGGAACGCGACGTAAAGCCGACGCCGACCGGCTCTGGCGCGGGATACACCACTCGATGAAACGCCTTGCCGGCGCTGCCGCGGCACTACTGCTGGCGGCGGCGCCGGCATGTGCCCAACAGGCATTCCGCTGGGACGGCGCCGCCACCGTCACGCTGTCAGCCACGGCCACGACCAGCCGGGCGCAGGTTCAGACCGCGGAGGGCGGCAGCCAGGCGGTGCGTGTCTACAATGCCGGTACGGTGCCGGTGTTCGTCGCCTGCGGCACGGTCATCGTGGTAGCCACGGTTGCCGCCGGCTTGCCGATTGCGCCGGGCAGCGTCGAGGTGCTCGGCTGCAACCAGACGCACATTGCCGGCATCACCAGCACCGGCACCGCAACGGTTTACCTGACGGCGGGCACCGGACTCTGATGCGCTTCATGCTGCCGCTACTGGCCGCCGGGCTGCTGCTGGCGCCGCCGGCCGAAGCGCGGATGCACGCGCCCTATCGCGCCCACCGCATCGTGCCGGCGACGGCGCCATTGGACGGGTTCACCCAGCCGGCGGCGGCGTACAGCATGCGCCGGCTGAGGAGCACCTATAGCGGCCCGGCGATTCGTCTGCGGCGGACATTGGACACCGTCGAGGCGGATATCGCCTTTCTCGGTTTCACCGGCTTTACCGGCGCGCCCATCGACACGGCAGCGGCGGCAGCGCATTGCACGACACCCTGCACGGTAGCGGTTTGGTACGACCAGAGCGGCAACGCCAAGCACATGAGCCAAACGACGGTGGCTTTGCAGCCGGCGTATCAGGCCAACTGCCAGGGCACCTTGCCGTGCGCGCGGTCCACGTCGGCGACGCAGCAGTTGATCAACAATGCGGTGGTGTGGGCGAGCCCGCTGACGATGAACGCGGTGGGACGGCAGGCGGTACGGCCGACGCCGGGGAGCTTTCAGTCCTGCTACTTCGTCGGGGCTGCCAGCAATCAGATGTTTCAGTATGCTGATGGCGATCAGTTGTATCTGACGGATGGTACGCTGAACATCATCGCCCCGGCCGCCGGGTTGGCGTGGCATGCGGCCACCGGGATTTTGACCGGCAGTGCCGCCAGCCTTCTGCAGGTCGATGCTAACGCGCCGGCGACGGGTATCGTTCTGACGCCCGGCACCCCGGGCAATGTTTACACTTACAACGCGCTAGCCGAGACCTGCGATTACGCCGAGATTGTGGTGTGGAGCGCTTATGCGCTGTCCCCGGCCGAGCGAACGGCGTTGCATGCCAACCAGAAATCGTTCTGGGGCTTCTGATGCGCTGGCTGCCTCTCGCTCTGGCTGGGTTGCTGGCAACCCCGGCGGCGGCCGATATGTATCAGGACGGCAGCAACGCGAGTCAGCCGCAGGCGGCAAACAACCTCGGCAAGATTGCCGGGAACCACTACGCGCCGGCTTACGGTTCCTGCACTTGGGACGCGACCCACGATGTTGGCCCGTGCGTCAACGCGGCCCTGGCGGCGGCAGCGACGGCTGGTGGTGGCCAGGTCGGCTTGCCGGCCGGCACCTTTGGCTTATCGACCAAAATCACCTGGCCTCAGACTGGCGCGGTGCGCCTGACGTGCCCGGCCGGCGGCGGCAGCTTGGCCCCGGCGACGACGTTAAAGTGGATCGGCAGCGCATCGGGCCGGATGGTGGAGCTGAAGCCGACGAGCGGCCACATCTCGGCGCCGTGGATCGAGGGGTGCGGATTTGACGGCAATGGCGGGCTGGCGGCGGACGGGATACACGCGGCGAGCGTGTATGGCGGCCGGTTCAGCAGTCTGACCTTTAAGGGCGGCTTTAACGGCGGCCAGGTATTTGCGCTGACGGTGGACGACGCGGCGGGCGAGGACGCGCAGAACAACACGGTCGATAATCTTTATATCGACAGCCAGGGTTTCGCCTCGACCAGCACGCAGCTTTACCTCGGGGCTTACATGAACCCGGCGGATGCGTCCGGTGCGAATGCCAGCTTCAACTACCTGCGCAACGTCAGCATCGTTAACAACAGCGGCGGCACTGGCGCCGGCGTGATCTGCGATGGCTGCGACAACAACTATTTCAGTGGTCGGATTTACGCCACGACGAGCGTGGATCTGAAGATCAAGACGGCGGGCGCCGCGACCGGGGCGTTTGTGTTCGGCGCCAACGGCAATGTGTTTTCGCCGGTGTATTACAGTGGTGCGTTTATCGCCCGTGGCACCCCGACGGTGGCGGCTTGCGTGCCTAACCAGACCTGCACGCGGGCCAATACGTTGTCGATCGACACGACGAACTCGACGCCGCTCCCGACCATCGAGGCGGGTGCCGATCTACTGTGGAGCGGTAATAGCGGCTTCCATTACGGCGGCATGCTGATCGGTGACGCGGCCCGGCCGGCGTTGGTGGCGGCGAGCACGGGTATTCTCAACGGCTGCCGTGATGCGGCGGCCGGTTCGTCTGCGACGCAATATCTCTGCAACTCCGGCGGCACGCCGCTCTTGGCTTACAACTCGCTTGGCGGCGACCGATTTACCCAGCGTCTGGCGGGCACTGCCGGGGCGGCCAATCTGGTGTTCGAGCGGCCCGCCGGCACCGGCCTTTACGAGTTTGCCGGTGCGCCGGTAAAGCTACAGATATCGACGGTGGCGGCCTTGCCGGCGTGTAACTCAGCCAGGGCACATTCGGTGGCCAGCGTGTACGACGCGGCGGCGCCGACCTGGCGCGGTGCCTTGACCGGCGGCGGCGCGCTGGCGGTGCTGGCGTATTGCAATGGCACGAGCTGGGAAGCGCATTAATGCCCAGCTGGCTCACCCGCGCGCTCGGTTGGGGTGGCGCGACGGCGGCACCGGAAGGTGCGGTGCGGCCGGGACCATACATGCTGTCGAACGGTTGGCTCCCCGCCGGATCACCGTGGAATTACTGGCAAAGCGGGCAGAACGTGCAGCCCTACGGTTCGCGCTCGGCGATGCTGGAAGCCTGCATTTCGGCCTATGCGCAGACCGTGCCGATGTGTGCGGGCGATCACTGGCGGCGCCTCGACAACGGCGGCCGGGAGCGGGTGACGAACTCGGCGCTGTCGCGCATCATGCGGCGCCCGAACGATTACCAAAGCATTTCCGATTTCCTGTTGAACCTGACACGCCGGCTGTACGAGTGCGGCAACGCCTATGCCGTTGCTGTGAGGAACGACCGGGCGGAAATATCCGAACTGCACCTGATGCGAACCGGCGCGGCGACCGTTGCCGAGGACGGCAGCATCTTCTATGCGCTCTCGGGCAACGAGATCATCGAGCGGCGGCTGGATCTGTCGCAGGGCGTGCCGGCGCGCGAAGTGCTGCACGTTCGCTTACACACGCCGCGGCACCCTCTGAAGGGCGAGTCGCCGATCCTGGCGGCGCAGGTTGACCTGGCTATGTCGGGCGCGGCGCTGAACCAACAGGTGCAATTCTACATCAACCAAAGCCGCCCGAGCTTCCTCTTGACCACCGATGTCGTGATGAAGCGGGAGCAGGCGCAGGAACTGCGCGCCTGGTGGAACGAGCAATCGCAGAGCGAGAACGTCGGCGGCACACCGATCCTGACGAGCGGGCTCAAGGCGCAGCCGGTGCAGACCTCGGCCGTCGATTCACAGTTGGTCGAGTCGCTCAAGATGAACGACCAGAACATTGCGCTGGCGCTGCGGATACCGCTGCAAATGCTCGGCATCGGCACGAGCACGTTCGCCAGCACCGAGTTGCTTATGCAGCAGTGGGTGGCGACCGGGCTCGGCTTCACGCTGAACCATATCGAGGAAGCCTTCGGGCTGCTGTTCCGGCTGCGCGGCGTGCCTGACGAGTATCTGGAACTGGACACCCGCGCTCTGCTGCGCAGCGCTTACCGCGAGCGCATCGAGGGGCTGGCGCGCGGCGTCATCAGCGGCATCTATTCGCCCGACGAGGCGCGGGCGCAGGAAGACCTGCCGGCGGTGCCGGGCGGGCACGGCGCCGAGCCGCGTGTTCAAATGCAGGTCGTTCCCCTCTCCTACGGCAGCGACATGCAGCCGCCCGACCCGCAAGCGGCATTGCCGGCGCCGGCCGAGCCGCCGCCACCGGACACCCCACCAGATGACACTGCCAGCAAACTCGCTGCGTTCCGCGCTGCGTATGACACAAGCCGTCGTGCTGCCGCCTGACCCGCTGGCGGCCGAGCTTGGCTCGGTCGTCGGGGCACTGGAGCGTGAGCTGCGGTTGCAAATGACGGCTATGCTGGCCGAGGCGCGCGAGGAGATCGCGACGTTGAGAGCATGGCGCGCCGAGGCGGCGTTGCAGTTGGCGACGCTGGTCGGGCCGCCTGGCCCGACCGGCGAGCGCGGGGAGAGGGGCGAGCCCGGCGAGGCTATCGCTGGCCCGGCCGGCGAACAGGGCATTCCAGGGCCGCCAGGCGAGCGCGGCGCCGATGGGCGCACACCGGCAATCCGGGGCGCCTGGAAGGCCGCTGAGGCATATGAAGCGCTGGACGTGGTGATGTGCGACGGCAGCTCATTTATCGCACTCTGCGACGCTCCAGGGGCATGCCCTGGCGACGATTGGCAGATACTCGCGCGCCGAGGCAAATCCGGGCCTCCCGGCCCGAGCGGCCCGATGGGGGAGAGAGGCTGGCCCGGCCCGCCGGGGCCATCGCCTGGCTCGCTTGACGTTGACGGCGAGGGGCTGTTGACGCTGCGGCTCGGCGACGGCAGCGCGATAAGCTGCGACCTGTACCCGGTGCTGGCGAAGCTCGTGCGATGAAGCACGGCTATCGCATCAGCCGCGTGGTGACGCCCGCGGCGAGCATGGCGCTTGTCAGCCTGGATGCGGCAAAGGCGGCGCTGGGCATCGATGCCGGCGATACCTCGCAAGACGCGGTGCTGACGGCGCAGATCGAGGCGACCTCGATGGCGATCAACAACTGGTGCGACCGGATCTTCGTGGTGCAGACCTACCGCGACCAGTTGCGCGGCGCCTATGGCAGCTATGGCGAGCCGTTGGTGACGCGGCAATATCCGATTGTCGTGGACGACGGTGGCTTGCCGCTGGTGGCTGTCGCGGAAGATGGCGGCGCAGTTGATGCCGCCATGCTGGAGGTGTTCCCCGAGCAGGGCGCGGTGTACCGGCTCGACGCGACGGCGTTGCCGATGGCGTGGGGCTCGGCGCTGCTCGTGGTGGATTACACCGCGGGCTTCGAGACGATCCCGGCGGATGTGCAGGGCGCCTGTCTCGAATGGCTGACGGCGCGGCACAACGCCATCGGGCACGACCCGGCGCTGCGCTCGGAAACCATCCCCGACGTAATCACGCAAGTCTATGGCAGCAGCGACAGCGCCGGGTCGGCGACGGCGATGCCGGCCGGCGCGCGCGACCTGCTCGGACCTTACAAAATCTGGACGGTATGAAAGCGGCGACGTGCATCGCCGAGCTTGACGCGGCGATTGCGGGATACGGGCAGAGCGTCACATTGCAGCGCACCGCGGTTGACGCCGAGGGCGCCGAGACGGTGGCGCAGGAGGTGACGTGCCCGGCGAAGATCAGGCAGTTCGGGCCACAGGATTTGGAAGCCGCCGTAACCGAGATACAGGTGATCCTGTCGCCGACCGGGCTTGGCGGGTTTGTGCCGCAGAAGGACGACCGGGTGCTGATCGCCGGCAATCCGTCGAACGTCGCCCAGGTGGCGCCGCTGTATTACGGCGGCGTGCTGGTGCGGGTGAACCTACTCTGCCGTGGCTGACACGCGAGAGGTGCTGCTCGCCCGGCTGGTGGCGGTCTGCGGCGCGGTAAGCGGCATCCGCGCGGTTGCCCGCAACACGCTCGACGTGGCGGCGCTGAACCGGCCGGCGATCATCGTACAGGACGGCATCGAGCAGGTGCGCGACATCGCGCAGGGCGCCCGCTACACCGAGGTTGCCCGCATGGAATTGTCGCCGGGGCTGACGGTGATCGTGCGCGGCGGCGTTGGCGTCGATCCCGGCGGGCTGTTGTCGCTGTACCGGGCGCGGGTGCTGACGGCGGTACTGACCGACGCCGAGCTTATCGCCGCGACCGGGCGCAACGGCGGCATCCGATACGAGGGCTGCCTGGTGCCGAGCCCCGATCCCGAAGGCAAGGAGCACCGGCTCGATCTGACGCTGGTATTCGCCTACCCGTTCAAGCTGGCTGACGTTGCCGCGGAGGTGACCTTGACCGTGCCGGTTCGAGTCGAGCACCCGGCAACCGGGGCGATCATTGTGATGCAGGGCGCCGAGCGCGCGCTGTATGTGGCGAGCGGGCCGCTCGCCGCGCTGACGGTACGGTTGCCGCCGAGCGTCCCGGCCGGCGAGATGGTGGAGATATCGTTTGCCGCGCCGGTATCCGACCTGATGGTGCGGGATAGCGACGGGGCATCGCTGGCGGGCGCGCCGACGAGCGGGTATGGGCCAGGCTCCGGGCTCCAGTTCCGCTACGTCGATGCGACGGTTGGCTGGACCTACTGGAAGTAATGGCCGGCACCGGCATCGACTGGCGCATCGAGGAACTCGACAACCGGGTGCTGGCGAAGCTCGACCAGTTCCCGGAGCAGATCCAGGCTCGGGTGCGCGACGCCATAGCGAAGCTCACCAACCAGCTTTTGCACGCAGTCGAGGCCGGCGAGCCGAGCCTGCTGCGCCCGCACACCCACGCTTACGTCGACCAAGGGCGCGGCAAGACCGGGGCCTGGGTACGGGGCCGGGTGCGGGTGCTGCGCGACGAGGCGGCGGGCGTCAACTACGGCAAGATTGCCGGCGCGCTTGAGTATGGCGGGCCGGGCAAGAAGCGGCGCGGCATGGTGAAGGTGGGCGCTTATCGCCGGCACGCGGGCGCGGTGCGGGCTTACGAGCGGCGGCAGCCGAGGATTCAGGCGCGGCGCTTTCTGCGCGGGCCGGCGCAGGCGATGCGCCCGCGGGTCGTGGCCGCGCTGCGCGCCGCCATCGGCGAGGCGTGGAAGGGCGACAAACCAACGACGTAAGGGAGTAATTCTATGGCAGCCGGCACGTTCAATGTGTTCGCCGCATCCGAGATCATCGGCAAAGTAAAATTTGTCGGGGCCAACGACATCGGCCCGCAGATCACGATGGAGCTTAACAAGGTCATGTTTCGGCCCGCCGCCGCGGTCGGGCTCATTCAAGACGAGTGGGGGCAATTGTCGCTAACTGGCGAGGTGCTGGTGGACGATACCGGCGTCTTCGGCACGCTGACGCATCCCGACACGGGCGCCGTCTCGCCGCTGGTCGATATGTACTACATCGGCAAGGGCGTCGTGTCGGTGATGATCGAGCCGGATGTTGCTTATCGCGATATCGGCAATGTGCCGACGTTCGAGTTTACCCCGGACATCACCACCCTGCCGCATTTCTCGTCGCGGTACGGCGTGCGGGCGAAGGATCTGGAGGTGGTGACTGAGAAAAACGCCAGCCTCAACATCGTCATGGATGAATTTACCTACGACAACCTGATGCTTACCCTGATGGGCGAGCCGACGACGCCCTGATGGTTTCCCTGGTCGATATCATCCCGCAAACCCGCACGGTAGAGATCGGCGCGGGCGCGCTCGAGCTGCGCGGGCTGGGCTTGCGGCACATCGCGGAGTTGTTGCTGCGCTTTCCCGAGCTTCGCAAGCTGTGGATTGATGGCGCGCCCGTGCTCGACATCGAGGTGCTGATCGAGACGGCGCCTGATGCCATCGGCTCGATTATCGCGGAGGCCGCCAGCCAGCCCGAAGCCGCCGGCAATATCTCGTTGTCGCTGTCGCTTGAAGACGTATTCGAGTGCCTGATTGTGATCCGCGAATTGACGATGCCGGGTGGCGTCAACCCTTTCGTGGAAAGGCTCGGCCGGCTGCTCGGCGCCGACGACGCCCCATCTGGCAAGGCAGCGGCTACGAGTACGCCGCGGCTGCCGAGCAACTCATCGCATGCGGCCACAGTGCCGGCGACGTGATGAGCTACACGCCGAAACAGGTCGGCGCCTTCCTGGCGATTGCGGCGCAGCGCAGGCGCCGCGAGCTTGCCGAGCAACTGAACATCGCCGCGCTGGGCGCACAGGGCGACGGCAAGGCTGTGAAGGAAACGCTGAAAGAATTGAGCGACGATGCCTGACAACCTGACGATCCAGATTTCGGCCGACACCGGCAAGGCGCGCGCTGATCTTGAGTTGCTCAAGGGCAAGCTGCGGGATCTCGGGAAGGAGATGCGGGCCGCCCGCGACGAGGCGCTGAAGACCGGCGACCGGACCAACCTCGACCGGCTCGCGAAAGAATACGACAACGTTAGCCGCTCAGCCAAAGGGTTGCAGACGCAACTCCGGGCGACCAATCGCGAGGTTGCCTCGCCCGCATGGGGGGCCGCCGCCAAGGGCGCCGCGGCGCTTAATGCGGAGATCATCGGGCTCGTCAAATCAAGCGCCGGCGTTGCGGGCGGCCTCGGCAGCGCGCTGCTCGGCACCGTCAACCTGATCGGCAAGACCGTTGATCAATTGCTCGAGCTGCGGCGGCTGTCGCAGAGCACTGGGTTTTCCCCCGGCGCCATCAAGGCGGTTAACGAGACGCTGGAGGACACCGGGCAGGAAGCCGGCGCCGGCAATAAAGCGCTAGTCAAATTATCTCAAGCATTTGCCCAAGTTCGCGAGGACGCCAGGAATGCCGGGCAAGCCGTTGGCGATGCGGTGCGCGTATTCCGCGGTAGCGATGCCAAAGAGACCCAGAGCGATCCATTCGGGATCGAGGTCTTTCGCGGCGGCAAGGTAAACAAGACCGAGATAAAGAGTGTCGGCGATGCGTTCAAAGCGCTCGGCGTCGACATGCGCAAGTTTAAGGATGACGCGGCAGGCAACGACGCGGCGTTGCAAGCGATCATCGACGGGTTCGAGAAGCTGGCGAAGGCCGGAAAGATTGACCAGGCCAACCTCGCCTCGATGCAGCTTTTCGGCAAGGGCATGCGGGAGATGGTGCCGGCGCTGAGAGAACTCGGGCAGGAAGCCGGCGGCCTGCAAACCAAGATGAACGAGCTTCGCCAGCAAGGCCGGTTCCCCGACGACGCCGCGATGCAGCAGGCGCGGGACTATCGAAAGGCGCAGAAGGACATCGGCGATGCTGTCGATAGCGTCGGGTTTTCCCTGCTACGGACGTTCGGGCCAGGCGCCCAAGAGCAGATGAAGCTGTTTAAAAACGACATTAACGCCATTAGCAGGGCTGGAACCGACCTCAACAACCTGTGGCACCTTCTAACCGATACGATGGTGAAGGACGCTCAGGAGGAGTTGCCGAAGATTGTCCCGATGTTCGAGGACATGTTCACGCGGCTCGGCGCCGGGTTTGTCGAATTGGGCAATGTCATCGCCGGTTGGGCGCGGAGCGCGTGGGATGCAATCCGCAGCGTCGTGAGCGCCATAGGATCGCTGCCGGGCACCACTGCCGGCGGCGACATGCCGCCGATGCCGGCCCGAGCGGCAGGCGGCATGGTCTACGGACCCGGCAGCGGCACCAGCGACAGCATCCTGGCGCGGCTCAGCAATGGCGAGTTCGTCATGCGCGCCGCTGCCGTCAGCAAGTGGGGGCCGCGCTTTATGGCGGCGCTGAACGGCATGCAGAACCCGTTCGGCTATGCCGGCGGCGGGCTGGTGCGGCCACGCTTTGCCGCGGGCGGCATGGTGACGGCGAGGACCAGCGATGGCGTCACGGTCAATCTCAGCTTCCCCGGCGGCACCTTCGCGCTGCGCGGCGACGCGGCGATCGTCGGCGGACTGACGCGCGAGGCGCGGCGTGCCGGCATGCTCTCGGCCGGGCGCCTGGCGGCGGCGATCAACTGATGGCAGACGGCACGCTACTGGAGATCAGCGGGCCGGGCATTGCCAGCTACACGGCGCGTGGAGCCACGCAGACGCTCGATCCCATCGATGCGTCGTCGGTCATGGCGCGCACCGTCAACGGCGCGCTGATCGATCTGTCGCCTGCGCAGATGCGCAAGTACAAGAGCACGATCTCCTGCAACGACACCGAGACGCCCGCGCTCGGCGATGTATGGCCGGGCATGGTGCTGACGGTCGACTGTATTACCGAGCTTGGATACTTGACGGCGGGCGGCGCGCCTGCGCGGACGATTGTCCCCGGCTCGTCGCGGGTTAATTCCAGTTGGACTTATTACCGCCCGCGGCTGTCGATGATGGTCATCAACTATACCGTCAGCCGCGACGAGTACGGCGCGATGACCGATTGGTCCCTGGATCTGGAAGAGCAAATCTAGCGAATGCCAGGGCCACATTATTTTGCCTGGGCCGACGAAGGCGAACCGTTCGACCCGCTGGTGCACAACCGCGAAGACGAGGCGATCACCTCGCTGAGCATCAGCCAGAGCGAGGGCGATTTTGCCGGGCTCAACATAACGGTCGTCAACCCGTGGTCGGGGCTGCTGGAGCCGACCCGGCAGCTCTGGTGCTGGCTATCGTGGGATGACGGCACCGAGATCATCCCGCTGTTCTACGGGCGCATCGCCGCGGTTCCCGAGAGTATCGACGGCGAGACGGTGCGGCTGCTGTTCGCCGCCCGGCCGCTCGGCTTCGACGCGATGAAGGCGGACTACGCCGAAACGCTCAAAGTGTTGCCCTACTACGACCCGGTGTGGATCTCGGGCGATCTCGCCGACCCCGACGCCGTGCTGACCGGCTACGGCACGCGCTGGCACATCGACCGCTGCACGCACGAGCTGTCGCACAGTGACGAGCTGGTCGGCGAGGACGGCACGCTGACCATCGGCGAGGCCGACCACCTCTACGACGATTTCAGCGCATCGTATGGCGAGCCGCCGCTGGCGCGAGTCAACATCGAGGCCAGCCTCGGCTGGACGCAGGGCGGCACCGGCACCATCGACATGACCTGGCGCATCCAGAGCATCTTCGACCAGCACAAGAACATCTACGCGCGCGGGCCGCACGGCATCACCGGCAAGTCGGGCTCGGGCGTCATCTCGTCCTTAACCGGCAACGGGCTGATGGAGGATTGGCCGAAGCCG